CACTGAGGACCTTGTGGTTGAGCACAAGAAAGTTGAGACCGCACAGTTCAATGTGCATACTCGTGTGCTGACTCTTCCAATGTGGGAAAAGGCAAGCAACACCGTCTATGACCTTCTGGTGGGTCACGAGGTCGGTCATGCTCTCTATACACCAGATAGAGATTGGTTAAAAGAACATAAGATCTCACCTGCCATTGTGAATGTCGTGGAAGATGTTCGCATTGAGAAGATGATGAAGCGTCGTTATGCAGGTCTCTCCAAGACCTTCTACAACGGGTATCACGAACTTGCCGATGAGGACTTCTTTGCAGTCGGTGAGGACGATATGTCCACATACAATCTTGCAGATCGGATCAATCTGTTTGCAAAGATTGGAAGTTTTGTGGATGTTCCTTTCACTGATTATGAAAAAGGTATTCTCAAGATGGTTCAAGATTGTGAGACCTTTGATGATGTCCTTGAGGTATCTAAGGTTGTTGATGAATACTGCCGTGAGCAAGAGAAGCAGAAAGAAGAACTTCCCAATGTGGCACCCAATGGTCAACCACAACCTGGTGGAAACATGAGTGGTGATAGTCAAGAATCTGAAGAGGGTGAGTTTGATTCTGAAGAACCTGAAGATGGCGAATCTCATGGTGGCACTGCAGAGCAAGAAAAACCATCAAACGAATCTGGTGGTGGTGATTTGGAAGTTAAAACTGCAAAATCTCTTGAAGATGCTTTAAAAGATCTTGTTGATCAACAGAGTTTTGAGAGTGTGTATCTTGAAATTCCTGAACTAGATTTGAAGAACATTGTTGTTCCTAATCGGGAGATTCATGATCGTTGTGAGCGTGAATGGAATGGTTTCATTGAAAGTGGATGTACACCAGAATCTATTTTTGGTTATGCTGATAGGATGTATATTGATTTTAAGCGCTCTGCTCAAAAAGAGGTCAATTATCTGGTGAAAGAGTTTGAGTGCCGTAAGGCAGCAGATTCTTATGCCCGTGCCACTACCGCCCGCACTGGTGTTCTGGACTGCTCCAAACTTCACACTTACAAGTACAACGAAGACCTTTTCAAAAAGGTTACTACCCTTGCCGATGGTAAGAATCATGGTCTGGTGTTTGTTCTTGATTGGTCTGGATCTATGGGTGATGTGATGTTGGACACTGTCAAGCAACTTTATAATTTGATTTGGTTTTGTAGAAAGGTCAATATTCCTTTTGATGTTTATACTTTTACTAATGATTATCCGATCATGCAATATGATGAGGATGGTAAAGCAATTCTTCGTCAGGGTGCATATAAGAAAAAAGCAGGTTCTTTGCATATTAACGAATGGTTTTCTATGATCAATATTTTGACTAGTAAAGTCAATGCAAAAACTCTTGAGCAGCAGATGAAGAATATTTTTCGAATTGCATCATCATTTAAAATGTATGGAGGAATACCAGTTCCTACAGGAATGAGTCTCTCCGGAACTCCACTGAATGAATCTATGATTGCATTACATCAGATTCTTCCCAGTTTTAAGAAAGAACACAAACTTCAAAAGGTACAATGTATTGTTCTTTCTGATGGTGAAGGTGCAATTTTGAAATATCATCGTGAAGTTAAGCGTCGTTGGGAAGATGAACCATTTCTGGGCACGGCATCAATTGGATCCAATTGCATTCTCAGAAATCGTAAAACTGGACATACATATTCAATCTCTCCAGAGTGGTATTCATTCACAGATTTGCTTCTTGAAGATCTCAAGCAAACATTTAAAGACATCAACTTTATTGGTATTCGTGTTCTTGAATCTCGTGATGCAAATTCATTCATTCGTCGTTATACTGGATATTGGGGTGATCAATATGACAAGATGGTAGGGGCATGGAAAAAAACAAAAGCATTCTCTATCAAGACTTCTGGTTATCACACCTATTTTGGTCTTTCGGCAAATGCACTTTCTCAAAATTCTGAGTTTACTGTTTCTGATGATGCAACTAAAACGCAGATTAAGACTGCATTTGTGAAGAGTCTTCGTGGTAAAAAAATGAACAAAAAGGTTCTTAGTGAGTTTATTGAACTCGTCGTTTGATAAATAAGAATTGATAAATAAGAATATAGATTTAGGTAAAATTCGATGTCTAGATTTGGAGATTTGTTGTCGGGTAAAAAACCAACAGCGCCTGCCTCTACCCCAGTACCTGCTCCTGCTCCTGAACCTGTGGTTGAACCTGTGGTTGAGGAAGTAGTAGGAGAAGAGTCTGAGGAGGAAGTTGAAGAAGAATCTGTCCAACTTTTTCCATATGAATCTGATGTGTCATTTCATGACATGTCAAAACGTGAATTGGAAGAATATGGTAGAACTGTTGGTATTGAATTAGATCGACGCCATAGTAGAACCAGACTCGTTTCCGAATTAGAAAACTATCTATTAACCGACAACCAAGAAGACCAATGAATAACAAACAAGTAACAGATATTGCAAATCTATATAAATCAATTTATGAGGAGGAAGGAGTAAAAGCATATGCTTCAATTCAATCTGAAGCAACAATGGCTCCTAGAGAGCATAAAAAACCAACTCCAACTGTTCCAAGTACAAACCCAAAACCAAAAGATCCACCCAAAGGTACATCTTTGGGACCCAAAGATGTAAGGATGGAAAGTATGGTTGGTGGTAGAGGTCTTCCATCTCCTAGTGGTGGATCTTCTACTGGACCAAACCTTCTTAATAGAGCAGTTGACACTGTTACTAGTGTTGTAAAGACCCCAGTTCAAAGACAAGCAAATAAAAAATACGGTCCTCTTGGTGGAGTTGTTGCTGGTGGTGAAGTTGATAAGATTGGTGGGGATGTAAAGCGTGGTAACTATGGCGGTGCTCTCAACAGAACTGTTAGTGGGCTTGGTAAGTTATTCAACTCAACCGACCTCTTTGATATCGTCAAGGGTCACCTGATGAGCGAAGGTTATGCCGACACCGAAGAGGCAGCACTCGTTATTATGTCTAACATGAGTGAAGAGTGGAGACAGAGTATTATTGAGGGTGTTGGTGGATATGATGATCCAGTTTTAGGACCACATACTCCTGGAGGTAAACTGGTTAGAAGAGGCGCTAGAATTGTAACAGGTGCTGTTAAGGGTGCTGTTAAGGGTGCTGTTAAGGGTGCTAAGGATGGTAAGAATGACCAGACACCATATCAAGCATTCTGAGTAAAACCAATTTTCAAACTGTCCACTGGGCACCTGTCGGTGCCCTTTTTTGTGTGTATAATATGAGAGTTCAAATGACACCACTACATCATGTCCTATTCCTCTGACTACATCCGCACCTCTCTCCAGTCCACCTACGGAAATCAAGTTGCATCTGGAGACATCCGTGCCTGGTGTGCCATGAATGATGTTTCCTATCAAACTGTAACCAACAAACTTGCTGAATATAAAGTTGGTCATGGAAAGTGGAATCTTGAAGTAACAAAGGAGGCAGTTCAAGAATTGGAAGTGTCTTATACTGCTCCTGCAGCAATACCTGCGGTTGAGCAAAACCTTATCCCCCAAAAAGATGATACCTTCGTCCAGTTTGGCAATTTTGGTGACCTTAAAAAAATTATTAAATCCCGTCTATTTTATCCTACATTTATTACGGGTCTGTCGGGTAATGGTAAAACGTTTTCAATCGAACAAGCATGTGCTCAACTCGGACGGGAACTCATCCGTGTAAACATTACTATTGAAACAGATGAAGATGACCTCATTGGTGGATTTCGTCTTGTTAATGGCGAAACCATCTGGCACAATGGACCAGTCATTGAAGCACTTCAACGAGGTGCAGTATTGCTCCTTGACGAAATTGACCTTGCCTCCAACAAAATTCTCTGCCTTCAATCAATTCTTGAGGGGAAAGGAGTATTCCTCAAGAAAATTGGTAAGTGGGTTGCGCCCGCAGAAGGTTTCAACGTATTCGCAACCGCAAACACTAAAGGTAAAGGTTCTGACGATGGACGATTCATTGGTACTAATGTGCTCAACGAAGCCTTCCTTGAGCGATTCCCAGTAACCTTTGAGCAAGCATATCCAACTCCTTCTACTGAAGCAAAGATTCTTGCTAAACTTTGTGAAGATGAACAGTTTGTGACCAAACTAGTTGATTGGGCAGACATCATTCGCAAGACCTTCTTTGATGGGGGTATTGAGGAAATCATCAGTACCCGTCGTTTGGTTCACATCATCCGTGCTTACAGTATCTTTGGTGACAAAGCCAAAGCGATTCAAGTCTGTGTGAATCGTTTTGATGACGAAACCAAACAGTCCTTCCTGGAACTGTATGACAAAGTGGATGCAGACTTCCAAATGCCCACTGAAGAACACCAGAAGGAGTGTCTTGACTCGCACAACTTCTCCTGATATAATTGGGGAAGGTAAAAATTGCCTTCCCTTTATCATGGACGAATATCCTTATTCATTAACTGATTTTGTTGGAAACCAGTGGACTATAACCACTGGTAGTGAATCTGACACAATTCAAGTAGAAAGACAAAACATTATGATTCCTGAATCCCCCGCAACTCCCTGGAAGTACAACGAAGAAGAAATTGTAAAAGAACTTCTTGAGTATATTCGTGGTACTTACAACCAGCATTATTCTGCTGGCGATGATAAAATCCAAACACTTGACTTGATTGAAGCATGTGGTGATGGTGAGGCATTCTGCCGTAGCAACATTCTGAAGTATGCTTCTCGCTACGATAAGAAAGGTACCGCCCGCCGTGATATCATGAAGATTCTGCACTATGCAGTTCTTCTGATGAACTTCAACGATAAGAATGCACAACGTGAAACTTATCCTCAATGATGAAACTACAATACAAAACTATGAAACTCTCTGACAACACTCTTACGCTTCTTAAAAACTTTGCAGGTATCAACCAATCTATTTTGGTAAAGAGTGGAACCAAACTTCGTACAATCTCTATTGCCAAAAATATTTTGGCAGAAGCAGACATTGGTGAAGAGTTTCCTCGTGACGTTGCAATTTATGATCTTAATCAGTTCCTTAACGGATTGAGTCTTCATCAAGACCCTGATCTAGATTTTGCATCCGATTCTCACATCAGCATTAAAGAAGGAAAGCGTCGAGTTAAGTATTTCTATGCTGATCCGAACGTAATTGTTTCTCCTCCTGAAAAGAAAATTGAACTTCCCTCTAAAGATGTATGCTTCCAGTTAGATTCTTCATCTCTTGAAAAATTGGTGAAAGCAGCAGCAGTTTATCAACTTCCAGATCTTTCTGCTGTTGGTGAAGCAGGTGTAGTTAAGTTGGTTGTTCGCGACAAAAAGAACGATACTTCCAATGAATTTGCGATTGTTGTTGGAGAAACTGATAAGGAATTTTCAATGAACTTCAAGGTTGAAAACATAGCAAAAATTATTAACACATCTTATGATGTTGTGATTTCTAGTAAACTTTTGTCTCAGTTCACAAATAAGAATTTTAATCTATCTTATTGGATTGCTCTAGAACCTGATTCTACTTTTGGTTGATGAGGCACATTCTCTTTACCCTTAAGGGTTGTCCTTTTGGACTTTTGGATGATGAGGCACACATTCGCAATGTTCTTGTGAATGCTGCTGTCCTGGCAGAGAGCACTCTCCTTGGGGTTCAGTCCCATAAGTTTGACCCTCAAGGA